AAAAGTCATAAGGAACAATTTTGCTGCTGCCAAAACCTAACCAATGACCATTTGTTGTATCAAATGACACAACTCTAGATGCGCCACTAAATACAGCTACCTGCGTTGTACTCAACTGCAAAGGTGATACAACAGGTGTAGCAGAATTATCTGTTACGTTTCGTAAAGTTGTGTCTAAAACACCTCCCGTAATTTGTAGAAAGCCCGTACCAACAGTACCTCCACCACCACTAGTTGCTACTGAACCAATGGCTAAATCTATACTTATTGCCATATTAAATAAAAATTAAATAATTTAAAGTTCCTGAACCTGATACTAATATATTATTAGCATTATTGCAAGGAAGTAATCCTCCTGCATAAGTTATAGAATCTCCATTACCTAAAGTAACTGTAGAAGATGACAATAATTGAACAGCTTTGCAATTAAAATTTGCAAGAGGTGTTGGTGTGCCAGTTAAAGTATATGATTTAGAAATAACTCCGTTAGCGGTTCTATTTCTCCAAAGGTCTAAAATTGATTTGAGGAACGATTCCCCAGCGGTTAATCCACTCATATTATTTTTTTAGTTATACGTTGAACATCTATATATATAGCGTTGTATTCGTCTTCAGTAAGATAGTCATTAATATAATTTCTATCTTTAAGAATTCGACTGTACAAGTACAGAAGCTTGGCTTCATCTAAACATTGCTTAGATATTATACCAAAGCTTAACTTATTTACAAAGTTATTACTTATTTTCTGAATAGACAAATTTATATTATTTATTGCAGAAAGATTTTGATTTTTATCCATTACATTTACAATCAGAGCCTGAACAATAATTAGAAAGTATGTCGTAAAGTTGAATAGCTTTAGGTTCGTTATTAAACATAGCATTTATAAACATAGCATCATAAAGCAAGTAGTTACTCATAAGAGTATTTACTTGTTTGTCTTTACAAGGACAATTTGATTGAGGAAGTGCTGCAACTCTAGAATCTAAACAATCTTTAATAGTTTTAGAAATAGGTACAAGTTCAATAGCTTCATAACCAACATGATAATTAAGATAATTTGTTACAGTTGTACCAGCATAAGGTGTAGATAAAATAAAACTGTTTGTTGAAGGGTCAACAGTTGTAACATCATAATATACAGCAGTTCCAGCTGCATTTGTTTTTAATTTAGCTATATTAGTAAAAGATTGAGGTGAAGCACTATAAGTAGCTGTTGTTAAATTATTTGTAAGATTTATGCTTTGAGTATTAGCAAAATAAGGAGTATAACTTACTTTCCAAATACCTTCTTGAATTATTTCATCAACATTTAAACCTAAAGCTACATTACTTATAATATAAGGAGATATTGTTGCAGTATAAGCTTGACCAGCATTTAAATCAAAAGTATAAATAGTATCACTTGGTGAAGTAAGAATTATTCTTGTAGAAAGAATATCTGTTCCTGAACCACTAGCTTCTCTTAAACCAACAGGACTTTGATTAGAACCGTATCCAGTAATACCATATCCAGTAGAATCAGTTATTATAATTGATTTCCAATCAGTAGAAACTGATAAATTTATTTTAATTTGTAATGCCATTATTTTATTTATTTACTTTTAATTATTTAAAACTACCCATTGGGGGTGCTGGCTTTGGTTCGTAATCAATCAATGTCAATTCTTTCACCCACATAAATTCTTCAACTACACAATCGTTCATCTCTTGAGTAGAGATTACCCACTTCGCATTTGCGTCTTGTATTGGGTTAAAATAGCTATCCTCAGCATATAGTTGCCCTGCTATTTGATTTTTTTGCTTTATTGTTAATTTGCCTACTTTCATTATACTTGCCTCCCTAATGTTGTTTGAAAATCTACAATTAATGTATTTAAGTTATTTAACTCAGTTGTGTTTAAGCCTTCACTTAAATAATAATAAGCGTAATTTCTTGAAGAATAACCAAAAGCCGAACCGTTAAAGTCTAAAGCCATTAAAAACATATTTAAATTAGGAATGACTTTTGAAACTCTGCTATAAGTAGTGTTTGTTCCTCTTATGTTTCTGGTTTCTTGCGTTGAATTTATCCTTGAAATTGCGTGAAAACCTGTACTATCTGTCGAGCTTGGTATTGCAGCAGAATCATCTTGATTAACTGCTCCAAACATAAAATTAGAATTCCTTGCTTGTATATGAGATTGACAATTTACAGGAGTTGTTGAACTGCTAAATGAACCAATATCATAACTATTTTCGTTTACATTTGTTTTAGAATAAAAGCCAAAAGAAAGGTTATCAATTTCCAAAAGACCGTCAGAATTAAAAAAACTATTGGCATATCCATTTGTTCCGTTTCCTTGCATACCCGTTGAATCGTGTGTAATTCCACCAAAAAAAGTTAATCTAAACGCTTCATCTGTATCGGCAGGATTAACAAAATTAAATTTATGAGTCGCAGCCGTACCGCCAACTATTGGATAAAGTGCCTTAATCTTCCCCGCACCCGTTCCACTTGGCAATAAACCTGCGCTAATTAAACTTGTGTCCATTGCGTTTAATGCGCTTATAATTGTAGCATCACTAATTCCCGTAGCGGTTAAAAAGGCTTGCGTTCTTGCCGTGTTAGCCGCACCCCCACCAAAAAATCCAAATGGAGCTAACATTATACTACAAAATTAAGAGTTGAAGTAGCTGAAAAATAAGTTCCATCAAAAACTAAAGTTATATAATCCCAAGCACCTACAGTTGTAGTAAGTGTTGGAGGAGTTCCTCCAGACCATTTTACACTAGAAGGAAATGTTACAGTATTACTACCTGCACCACCTTGAGTTAATTTAATAATATAAACACCTGGAGTAGCATTAACAAAAGTAAATGTTGCAGCAGCTGTTAAAGTTATATCAAACAATAAAGCATTAGAAAAATCTAATTGTAAAGTGCTACCTGAAGTTACTAAAGGTTCTGTTCCATTAGCATATCTTCTAAAACTTCTTAATGAAACTTCAGAAGGTACACCTTTTCTTTCTATAACTATTCTGTCTTCGTTTTGAAGAGGAGAATTGCCTAATGTATTTTTTATCATTTTTATAATATTGTATTACAAAGATACTATTTATTTTAAAAAAATATATAAATAAAAAAGCCATCACAATTAAGTAATGGCTTTTTAAAATTAAAAATTAAAAATTATGCGTTAATGTAAGAGCTAAGGATTGTAGGAATAGCTGAACTAATTAAAGCGTTAGTTGTAATACTTCCAGAACCACCAGCATTAATACAGAATATTTGAATATCATGTATTTCTTCTTTTGCATTTCCATCACCAGCTCCGTTATTAGGAAAACTTCTGTAAGTAACAGAGTAACCATCATACAAAGCAGTTTCTGAAGCAAAATATTGAACTGCATAAGGTAAGAAACTTCTGTTCATGTTACCTTGGTAACCTTGCCATTGAAGTTCTTGCTTTCTAGCTTGGTATCCGATACCATAACCGATGTTAAAAACACCTGAAGTAACAGCACCTGAAGCAGCTAAGTAAGATTGAGAAGCAACACCGTTATGAACGATTACAGTTCCTAAAGCGTTTCCTGATACACCTACAGCGATAGAAGTGTTAGGTTTTAATTCAGTAAATGAACTTCCGTCAAACCAGTTACCTCTTGAAACTAATCTAACACCAGCTAAATCACTAGAATTAGGAGCAGCATCTAATCTACCTAAAGCAACAGTAGCAACAGTAGCACCGATAGCTAAACTTTCGTTTACATAAGGAGCATCAAGAATAATACTTGTAGCTGAAGGCATAGCTGCGATTCTGTAAACAGGTAAAGTAGTAGTAGTTGCGTGACCTACACGAATAAAACTACCTACTGACAATGGAGTAGTACCACCAGCAGTTGAACCAGATAAAGTTACGTTAGCTGAACCATTTACAAATGTACCAGTTACGTTTGCAGGAGCCGAAGTTACTAACTGAGTTGAACTTTGGTCAGTTAAAACTGAAGCAAATACGAATCTGTCGTAAGGGAACAAAGAAGCGTTTAATGTTTTACCGTTAACAGCTTTAGCCCAATCATAAGCTACTTGAAAAGCAGTTGCTTGAGCAGCAGTTTGGTAATACAAAGAAGCTAAGTTGAATGGCATTGGTACAGTTGCTAAAGAAGTGTTTGTTACAGTTAAATTGTAAGTTCCAGCAACGTTAGCTTGAATAGTGTCTGAACCTGAACCAGCATAACCTACGATATCAACATTAGGTACAGCAGCAACGTAAGGTACAGCAGTAGTGCCAGCCTTAATGATACCATTAGGATAAATAATTACACTTTTAAAATTACCACCAGTAACTCCACCTTGAGCAATCATAATAGGCAATTGCTTTTGAGCAGCACTACAAGTAGTAGTAATTAGTGTAAAAGCACCAGTTTCAGCAATAGAGTAAACTCCAATTTCTCCAGCAGCTAAAAGGGCAGGGTTTGCTTTAGCTGAATAAGCTGCGGCATTTCCGAATAAAACAGTCTTTGACATTGTTTTGTTTTGTTTATTTGTTATTAATTAAAAAAAATTATTCATTAGTTGCAACAATTTCTTGATGCGTTTTATATCTATCACCAGCTTGCACTGCTTCTAGAAGGTAATCAACTGTCATACTTACTATTTCAGAATGTGTATGTTCAGGTAAGTCACAATCTTGATTAAGAAAATACGATACAGTTCTCGGGATGCGAAGATAAGACAAAATAACATCTGTTACAACAAAAATATTTCTATCTATATATATATTAAAGTTATAATTAGATGTATAATATAAAGGAAAGTCAGGAATAGTTTTGTTAAACGGGTCTACTTGCATTGCAAATATATCATCTTCTTGAACTAACTTTCCAGCAACAGTACTATTAGGTGCATTAGTATAATGTGTTTTAACATTACTTGAAGTAGCTAAATTAACATAGTTAACTGCATTGTCAATAGAATACTGCCAAGTAGTAGTTGTTTTGTTTACAATAATTAATTTATTTTTAAAATAAGAACCGTTATAATATTCGTAATAAAATTCATATTCAGAATAATTATATCTTTCTCTTAATGTTTGTAAAATAATTCTAATAACAAAAGTTAAATCTTCAACAGTATTATAATTACTAGCCTGAGCACCTAAATTTAATACATAACTATCAGTAAAGTTTCTTAATCTAAATAATGTCCAATTAGTAACTAAACTAAAATCAAAAGTACTTATGTTTGTAGTTAAAGTAGTAGAAGTATGACTAAAAGCACCACATTCATTTTGTGAAACTTTAAATCTAGAATTTACTGCAAACATATAATCAGCAGGAAAATAAAAAACTACTTTTTCATTTATATCTGGGTCAAAAGAAGGAGGTAAAAATGCTTTAGCTGAATAGTTAGTAACTAAACTTCTAAGGTCATCAATCCTTTTTTGACTCATTTCAAAACCTTTACCTTTAAGATTAGATTGAGCACCATATCTTTGTTTTATAAATCTTAAAATACTATTGTTAAGTGCAAAGTCTACCTCTTGTTCAAGAATGTTCTCAAACAAAGCTGAATTGATTTTATTCATTTCAGTAGCAATAGACGTATGCATCTCTTTTATATTCATAATATTTTAATGTTGCGGGAGTTGGAATCGAACCTACGACCTTTGGGTTATGAGCCCAACGAGCTACCACTGCTACTACCCCGCAATATTCTTTCCGAGATTGCTCTCGGAAAGATTTTTATTTTGATTTTTCTACTTTTTTAGTTTCTTTTTGTTTAAATCCAATTCCCATATTATTAAGTTTAGCTAACATAATAACATAAGCTTCAGAATTATTAGGATTCTTTAAATAAGCAATAGATGCATTTAAATCACCTAACGGTTCAGAACCATAAACATATTCGTTACCTACTTTTTGAATAACTTGACTTTCTACCATTGAAGCAATTTGTGCTTTAAATAACAAGTCTTGGTCAGACACAACACTCATAAAGTATTCAGGGTCTTTTTCAAAAATTTCAGCAACTTTAAGTTCTTTTTCATCCTTACCTAAAGAAGTAAGTCTTGTAATAGAACCTAACTCTTTTGGATATTTAGTAGTTAATTCTCTAAGAACCCAATCAAGTTTAACCTCATCATTAATTAATTCTGCAAATTTAATTGTAGCATTAGTTTTTGATTTAAGTTTAGTTGTACGTTTAGTTAACTCTAAAGCTTGGTCTTCAATATAATATTCTTTGTATTGGTCAACATCAGCAGAAACTTTTGAATCAGCTACTTTAGGATGTTGCAAACAAAACTTATATCTCAAATAATCTTCCAATACTTCTGGTTCACCACTTTCATCAACTGTAATATTAAGTTCTTTTCCTTCATAAGGAACAGTAATCATAATATTGTTAAAATACTTGTTTACCTCTTGTCTAAATTTAGGGTCACTACTTTCTACTCCTAGAATTCCTGGCATCCATTTTTTCATTTCTTCAAATGTAATACCTGTACCTACTGCACCAGACTTTAAAAGAAATCCACCAATAGTAGCAGACCTTTCTTGAGTTAAACTAATGTGTACGCCATGTCTTCGTACTTCTTTTCTTTGAATCTTAATCGTTTTCATTTTCTTTATTCTTTTATTTTAGTTGTTTTTTAATTTTAGTTTATTTAAAAGTAAAGTGAGAGAGATTTTACTCTCCCTCACTTATTTAAAATTATAAACCTGCTGTACAAGTTAAGTCGATAGAAGTGTTAAACCTTCTAAGTACAACTTGACCAGCTTTTAAGAAGTGTACTGAACTACCATCTTTATCAGTAGAGATAGTATCGTTAGCTGAGAAGCTAGTTCCAGCAGCAGCTTCGTTGATACCTTTTACCATACCACGTAACATACTACGTCCTTTTTTGCTTACCATAACTAAGTTACTCATACCATCATAAGTAGAAGTATCTACGAAAGCCATACGGAAAGATTCAAGAGGTAAATTAGGATAGTTAGGATGTTTAGGACTAGCTAAAGCTTGAGGTCCGTTATCAAAAAGAGAAGCAGTTTTGATAATAACTTTGTAACCATCAACATGTTGATATGTATCAAAGAAACCACCTAAACTTAAGTTATATCCAGAACCACCAACGAATTTGTTGTCAGTTAATTTGATGTAACCTCTGTTTGACAATTCAGCTTTCATTGCATTATCAAAAGCCATACGACCACCCACACCAGTGAAAAGAGTAATTACTTTATTTTCAGCATCACTCATACCATAGAAAGTATCACGAATTGTTTGGTCAATTTTATCAGCAGTTAAAGTACCATAAGTATCTTTATTGCTAATTTGTTCAAACATACCTGCACCCCTTACAATAGGATTACCTTGTTCATCACGCTCATTGATAACACCATAAGCATCACGATTAGATTTTGAATACCAGTAGTTAGTTTCACATTCAATACGGAAACTTAAGTTATGCTGATACTCTTCGTAAGGCCAATACATTTCTTTAGTACCTCCACCTTTAGTATCTAATTGTACAGTTTTAGCTTTACGATATTTAATGTTACCTTCATAAGCATAACCTTTACGAATAGTACCTACATCACCACGAACTTTAACAGGAGCAGTGCTAGTAGAAAGTGAACCAAATGAACCAAAACTTGCTACCGAGTTCCAACCAGAAGCATATAATGCACCAGTTGCTAATTCGCTTACAGGTAAAGTTTCAGAAAGATTTTTAGCTACTAATTTTACTTTGTAAGCCCAGTTACCATTAGAATTATCACGAGAAGTAATACGTAATTGATAACCTAAAGGAGAAAGAATAGTATATCCTACAGGAAAAATACCTTCGTTAAAGAATAAAGTTGCTTCAGTTCCAGATACACCAAAAGATGTAGAATAAGAACCAGTAGGAGGAGCTTGTAAAGGAACTGCCTTCATCATACGTCCAATTACATCATACTCAAATTCGTCACCATCTACTTCTTGAATAGCTTGCATGCCTTCAGAAAGATACATTAGAGGGAAACGTGAACTCTCTTGACCCATCATGTGAGTGAGTACAGGAGCGATTTTGTCAGGTTGTGCGTTAATTAAACGAGCAAAAGAAGCGTCATTGCTTTTCATTTGTTCATTCCACACTTGGTCCATTAGAAATTGTGCCATTTTTTATTTATTTGTTTTTAAAGTGTTTATTTTATATCAAATAGTATGTCTTCAGAAACACCGCTTTTAGGAACATTACCATTTTTTAATCTAGTTTGTCCTGAAGCTAACCTTTCTTTTAATGTTTGAGCAGATTGAGTTTTAACAGCAGCAGTAATATATTTACTTAAATTAAATTTATTTTTTACTGCAATTGCTAAAGCTATTCTATCTTCAACACTCATATTATTTAAATCTTCTTGTAGTTGAGGAACTCCAGCTTTAGTTGGTCTTGACATATATTCCAACATAGCTTTTTGTTCTGCAACTGGAATATTAAAATTATGAACTCTACCACTTTTAATAGTAGAATCTATATTATTCCAATATTCTTGTATTTTTTGTCTTTTAACTGCATCTTCAGCTTTTGTTTTTTCAAGTAAAGCAGCTCTTTCTTTTTCTTGAGAAGCAGCTAATTTAGTTGAAGCAACTTTTGATGATTTTTCTAAAGTACCAGCTATTTCTAAATCTTCAATAGCATCTTTAATTTCATTATCATCATAATCCATCTTTTTGTAAAAAGTACGCATTACAGCTTTTTGTGCATCTTCATTAGTTAAATCAATTGATTTGTAATCGATTTCTGGTTTAACTGAACTAAAGAACTTTTGTACATCTTCTTCTTTTGCGTCAGGACCTAACATTTGAAGATAATCAAAAAAGTTAGAACCTACTTCAGGTAAACTTTCTAACCATCCATTCAATTTTTTGTCTGCTAATTTATCAGCAGCGTTTTGAACAAATGCAGAAAGACCTTCTTCAGTTTCTTCAAATTCTTCTTCCATTTCTAGCTCTAAACTTTGAGCTAATGTAGAAAACAAATTAGAAGTTACTTCTGGTTCCTCTTCTTCTTCTTCAATTACTTCTGGCTCTGGCTCAGGTTCTGGCTCTACAATTTTCTCAACTTTTTTAGGTCTACCTCTTTTAGGTTCTGGTTGAGCTTCTGGAGCTGGTTCAGGGTCTAGTTCCGTTTTTGGAACAACTCCTGTCGGGTTTGCGTCTACTTTAGATATATCAAAATCTAATTCGTCCAACCCTTCTTTTTCGATTGTGTCTGTCATTTTCTAATACAAAGTTAATTTGTTATTTTGTTGTTTAATTAATTTTTAGTTTCTCTTATATATATAACACTACTTGCTTCTAGGTTTACTCTTTGCAATTCTTTCTTTACTTTTCATTTCTTCTCTCTTTAATTGCATTTCTTTTTCTTTCATTTGTTTCTCATGCTGTTGTCTAGATAAATCATTTACAATATTACTATCAATTTGTTTATTTTTTAAAGCTAATTCTCTTTCTTTTAAACCAGCTTCAATCATAGATTCTTGAATAGCAAGATTATCGTCACCTTCATCCATACCTAATGCGGTAAGTTCAGTTTTACGTAAATCCCATTCTCCTTTTCTGTCAATAGCTTCTAAATTATATTGATGTTGTAATTCAACAACTTCTTTTTGTTTATCAGCCATAATCATACTATTTTCTTGTTCTTGTTGAGATACTAATTGATTATATTCCTGTAACTTACGTTCAGCAACTTTAAGTTTAACTTTAGCTTGAGATATAGTTTCTGAATCTAATACTTCAGCAATAGTAGAAGCAGCAATACCATTTTGCATCATTGGTTGAGCAAGTTGTTTAATTGTATTAGCTCTTTCTTGTTCTTTAGATGAATCAGATATAGCAATACCATATTCAGTTTCACAATGCTCAAAACCATTAATATCCATATAAACTATATTAGTAGAATCAGGCATTACATAACTTCCTTTTTTACCATTAAGCCAAGCTATTTTAGAATAATCAATTAAACCTTCTAAATCTCTTTTCTTAAATTGTTCAAAAAGAGTAAAGTAAGTTTCAGTAATTAAAGAACTTTGTAATACTGCTCTTTCTACACCACCTACAGTTTCAGAAGATTGAACTTGACCTTCTCTTTGTCTTGTTATACCACAAACTTCTTCCCACTCATTTTTAATAAACGCTAATAAATCTGTGTACATTTTAATAGTTTGAGAAGCTAATTGAAGTCTTGTTTGGTGAGTATTATTCATTTTAACTGAATCTTTACTGTAATCAACAAACAACATACTTACTCTATCAGCATATTCTAACCATTTATCCATTGACCAACCTAAAGGTTTCCAATTAATATCAATTAAAGCCATATCATCTTTCATTTTAGCCATAGCTAATTTAAGACGATGAAAAGTAGCATTATATAAAGTTTGATAAGGTATTCCTAAAGAAACTAAAGATATATTTGTAGAATTTACATTAGACATAATTCTACCATTATAAGGTAATTTACATTTAGATAAGTTATCTAAATTACCTCTTTGATTAGGTAAAGGTCTCATTTTAACAAACATTGTTAAACCTATTCTATAACCTTCCCATACTTCACTTACCCAATGCCATGTAACTTTTTGGTTAGGAGTTGGTTTATATAATTCATCAACTTCTAAAGATTGAAATTGACCCATTTCATCCATAAACTCTACAATACCAATTTGTTTACGTGATTTCCAACATACATGCATTACTTCAATTAATCTAGACCACATTTTATTATTCAAACTTCTATCATAAAATATAGAAGAGTTTGAAGTAAGTGCTGGTCCTGATACAGCTAAAGTATCAATCATTTTAATTTGTTCTTCATCAAGTATATCATAAAATGTATCTATGATAGAAGAAGGATGCATATATTTACGTCTTACTACCCAATCTCCATCTTCAACAAATTGTATATCAGGGTCTTTATCAAAATCTATATCAAGTGGGTTAACTGTTTCATAAACAACTTCATTATGAACTACATCTTTATGAGAATAAATTTCTCCACTTACTAACCAATGAAAGAAATTTAAATCTAATTTTTCATCTAAATGTTGTTGAACTTTAATATAGTTAATTGCATTTTGACCAATAATAGCTCTTTTATCTAAATAAGTAGATTCAAAATTTTCTTTAACTCTTTCTGGTAATTCTACTTCTTGTGACTCAACTCCTGTAGGAACACCTAATTCATTAAGCTTATTTACAAATAAAGATTCTAAACTTTTATTAATTTCTTCGTTTAAAGATTCAGTCATGTTAGTAACAACATCGTCATTAACTACATAAACCATATCTTTTTTAGGACGCTTATTATATTCAGAACGTAGTAAATCAACTTTAGTTTTAATGATAGGATAACTTTCTACATCACCCCAACTACCTTCCATAGGTTTACCAAAAGGTTCTGTAATTAATTTATAATCATCTGTATGAATATTACCATTATAATAATCATATAATTTTTTTATCCAAATTTTCTGACTATTAGTTGTAAAAGTAGACCTGCCTATTATAGCATTAATTGTTATTTTACTCCAAGCAAAATCATCTTTTATTTTTTCAGCATAAGATATATTTTGATTTGGTATATCAAATAACATTCCTACTTGATTAGTATTTTTCATTATTTATATTTAATTTACAAAGTTAGAGATTCAATTCATTTTTACCAAATTCTCTGTCAAACCTTCTAAAAAACTCATCTTCATAAATTGACGTTTTTCTTTCACTTACTGGAGGTTTAAGTAACAGTTCTTTTTTATAAAGCATTGCCACTAGCATTGCAGAAACTCTATCAAAGTTACCTTGATAATCAAATTTAATAATTTCTTCAAGTAAAGGAATACTATAAATCTTATGAAGATTTAACTCTTGAACTCCATTTAAATCTTTATCTCTAGGTGATAATAACCAATCTTTTAAATAACTTACTGCTGTCTTTTTGACCTCTAAGTTACTCATACTCACGCCATAACGTCTTCCTAATTGCTTACGTGGAGCGTCACTACTATCATAAACTGTAAGTTCAACTTCTAATCTGTGTAGTTTTTTATTAATTCTAGCATAAGATTCTATATCACCATCTCTATCGTTTTCATATACAATTTTACAATTGTAATATTCAGCCATATCAAACAAAGTTTTGTTAAAATCATCATGTCTTTCTGGTCTAGCTACATATTCACATACAATTAAATCAAAAGGTTTAGAAAAATTATTTATTCTCTTAAAAACATAAGCTGAACCTAAAGAGTCTCTTTTGGTTATCTTTTTATCTTTTCCTTTATCAATAGCGTAAGGGTCAACAGCTATATAATACAAATCTTCAGGAACACCACCATTCATTTTAAAAGGAGGTTGGTACATAATAACACAACCTTCTCCATCTACATCAGGTTTATAAGGAAAATTAAGTATAGGTTTTAAATCATCTTTTAATTCAAATTTAACTTTACCGTCTGTATCAGTATAAAATATACCTGTAGTACCTAAATATTGTAATTCTCTACGACTACGTATTTCGTTAATTTGTTGATTTAGTTCAGCTTTAGGAAAAATATTAGTTCCCATTTTAATAAAAGCTTCTTGAGGAGTTCTAGGAAATTCTGCAAGATATGCATCAAGAGCATTTCTATCTTTTGAACTTCTTTTAAGTCTTTCAACTTCTTGCTCAATAGATGCTTTAGCTGATTCTATTTCAGATATACCATTACTTATAAAACCACCTTTAGAATAATAATCTGGAAGAAAATAACCTATTGTTGTGTTACTTTTTCCTTCATCGTATATATTTTGATAAGCTCTAAACCCATAAGTTTCAGGGTCATAAAACATTTTTTCAAAATCTACTTGACCTCCAGCAAAATCACCACCAGTTCCAAAAACAAACATTTGCCCTGATACGTTAGTACCCTCTTGAACAAGAGCTTTAGTTGCATTATATGTAGCTAACAAATTTCCAAAAGTTCCTGCTTCTTCAAAAAGAACAATATTAGCATCTTTTCCTCTAAGAATACCTGCATTAGTTTTTGTTGTAAATGCAAGTATTTTACTTCTAAAACCTAACTTAATTCCGTTTTCTTCAAAACCGCTTTCTATTTCTTCTTTAGGTTTATTAACTAATCTGTTTTTTCCAAAATCAGTATATTGTTGTAAAAAATTTAAATAATTTACAGCCATACCCATTGTTTCTTCAGAATATGTAGATAATTCTGCTACAATAAGTGAAGTAGATGAACGAGTAAAACTATACATGTATGCACATTTAGCTGCATTTTTATATGAATATCCTCTTCTTCTAGGTTTAAGAATAATCATATGTTCACCTGCTTCTCTAGCTATTTCGCATTCAGTAAAGTAAAACCAATCACTATCCCAAAATTCAGGAAAAGTAACTTGTTTTTCTACTTTCTTTTTGCTAACTTTTTCTCCATTATTATTAGCAGCAGTTAATTTAATCTGACAAAAGTTAAGATAAAAGTAATGTTCTCCTGTAATTCTAACTCCACCTACAGAATAACCGTTCATACAATAATGTTCTTGTAAATCCCAATATTCTTTCCAAGCTAAACTGTTTTTAGGCTCATCTATATAGCAAGAATTTCCTCTTAAACTATTTAATCTAAATCTAGTAGCTTCAGGAGAAAACTCTTGAGTATTAATATGACTAAAATTTACATCAAACATTACCTTTCCCTTTCACTAATTTGCAAGTTTCCTCTAACTTTAGCTGCTTGAGTTTTATTTTCTTCTTGTAATTTCTTTTGTAACTTTTCTAATACTTCTATATGATTAGGTATTTCTTTACTGACTTTCAAGAGAGCAGTCAAATCGTTCAACATTAACTCTGTTCCTGATACGATTTGACCTCTCTTATTATTTATACCACTTTTGTGTTTACCATCTTTTAAATCTTGCTTTAACTGTTTAGTTATTTCAATTATGATTTCTTCAGATTCGTGTAAAGAATTTAACATACTATCTACAGTTCTAAGTGAAGGAGTTTTAATTAACTCTCTATACTTTAATATAGCTAATTCAACTGCTTCATCAGGTTCCCAATTTTCATCTACTTCATTAAAAATATCACTTTTTAATTTAGTTTTTCTTTCAGATTCTGCATAGTTATAATACCTAGAATTAGGGTCAGCCATATGATAAACATAAGCTATTTCTTTTTTAGCTATAAGTTTTTTTCTACCATCAGTATCACCTCTTCCAATTTTAACTGTTTTAATTAATGCTTTAAACTCTTCTATTTCAAACAGTTCACTCTGAATTTCTAGATTTAACTCTTCCGTCAATTTCAATACTTTCATCTTTTTTCATTGTTTGAGCAAGTAAACCAGAAAATTGGTCTACAAACTTTTCATCTAACCATAATTCACTATTCATATAATAAAGAATACAATGTACTAATTCATGATAAAACACATGTTGTATTGTTTCTTTTTTATAACTAACCCAATTTTTTCTTTTTTTATACTTATCAGCTAAAACTATTTTATTGTCTTGATAAAGATATTGTCCAAAACAATCATTTTTGTAGCAATACTCATTATCAATAACAACAGTAATAGTATGATTTAATATTTGGAATTCTTTAGGTATCATGAAGTTTACTTAGAACTTGTTTAATAGGTTCTTGTACAAATATACAACGACCATCGTACAAATTCAATATAGCATATTCTCCATTCTGTGCAATACACTCTATTTCAACTTCTAACCATTTAGAATTATAATATCTTTTTTCAGAAAACAATTCGTTCTCATCATCTATTGGTGGAGCAATACCTAAACTACTATAATCAATTTGACTATCGTTTACTAATTTTACTAATACTTCAAATTCTATAATTTTCATTTTATTGCTTCTTTTAAATTCCAATAAGGTGTAAACTCGTGAACTTTAGGGTCCAATTTAATAACTGGAAATGCTGATGAAGTATGAAGAGAAAAAAATCTTTTAGCGTAACCACTATTTGTTTGAGCAGTTCCACTATTTACTACACATCTTACTCTATCACCATCAACATATTTAATAACTCCAGGATTATGAGAATCTCCAGCCATTGCTATTTCTCTATCTTGAGCTATTCTTCTCATATATCTCATTCCACCATGACAAGGATTTTCTACAGAATAACCTCTAAAGAAGTGAGATACAGCTATTTTGTAAACTTGATTTCCTACATTTAAATCTAAATGACCAATACCATTAAAATAAACATGATGTCTTTCAAATATTTCAGCATATTTAGAATAACCTGTTACATTTTCTTCTCTCATTACTGAATGATTATCCCAAGTAGAACAAATAACTTTATGAGATATTTCTTGTAACCAACTGTCTAACAATAACATTTGATATTTAGGAGGAAGTGCATTATCTGCTACTTCTAACATTCCTCTTAATTTAATAGACATTTGTAATAAATCTCCTAAAAGAATTACATACAAATTAGGTGTATTAAGAATTTCATCAGTTACCTTTTTAAGTACTTCGTAATCAGTACCCCAACTACCAAAATGAGCATCACCTAAAGCAAGTATATAAATAGGTTCGTCTGTAACTATTTTAACTGTAGCTTTATCTTGATTATTTTTAGCTTCAGTAAATAAAGATTGTCCTTTTTGAACGTGCTCTACAGCATCTCTCCAATTAAAAACTCCTATTTTTTTATTAGTAATTATTTCAGGCATTGCTACTTTTTCAGGAATAGGGTTTCTACTATTAATAATAGTAGAAGCATATCTTCTAGCTGTTCTATGAGAAATAGGAAATACTTTAACTAGCTCATCTGCTATTTTAGTATAACTAGCATTAACGTTAAGATTATGTAATCTTAAAACGTTATTGATTATTTCTTTATTTATCATAATGTTGTTTTTAAAGAAGTTTCGTTAGGTCTAGTTAAAATATCTAATTGTTGTAAATATCTCATTAAGATATTTTCTGCACTTAACTGAATGTTTTTAGTGGCAGGAGATTGAGATAGTACAGCACATGTTTGCAATGTATCTACACAAATTTTAATTAATTCTAATTCTTTGTCAATCTTCGGAAGCGGTTTCAACCATGTTCTTTCTTGCATCTTGTTCTTGTTTAATTTTTGTTAATTTAATAGCTTTATATTTTTTATATTCAAAAGTGCCAAGTCCTTTAAACTTTACACTTCTTCTTTCGTTAGGGTCTTTAAATGAATCTTCTGATATTATTTTAGCTGCATGTTTAAATTGAGAATAAAATATGTCAATTACTTGACTTTGAGTTAGTTTATGTTTTAAAGCTAACTCTTTAATTTTAGGTTTTAAAAATTCATTCATTTAACCGTGTAATGTAAATTTAAGTCTAAAATTTCCAGCATTATAACTATAAGCAAGTGTACAATATATATTTATTTGAAAATTAGTATATTCTATATTAAATGATTCAGTTCCAGCATAAGTAATTGGTCCACTATTACCAGTTACAATTAAATTTTTATTTAAACCTGATACCCAATCTCCTGTTAATACTATAAGTATACTGTCTCCAACAGTAAGAGCGTCAGTAAAAGTTATTTTACCTGTTCTTTTTCCTTCAATACTAATAAAATAATTTGAAACATCTGCACTAAATGTATTTTCTCTCCAACCTATACCATAAGATTCAAATTTATCAAATCCTATTCCTTCAGGAGCTTCTCCTGGTGTAGTAAGTGTTTTTACTCTAAAAATTCCTGACACAGTATCAGTATTATAAATTACTAAATGTCCAGGAACATAAACTGCATTAGAATCATAAACTGAAATTCCAACTAATAGAGGAATGTCTCCAGCTAAACCTTTAGTATTATCTAAAGTGCTTGAGTTAACTGTAGGAAATTGGTCATCAGCAGCTAACTGCTTGTAAGTCATTTCTGATATTTTTAAATCTGCCATTTTATTCTTTTAAAATTAAATCGTTGTTTTCTAATAATATATAATCTCCATCTTCTAATATTAAAAAATAATTTTCAGATGGAGGAAGTTCGTATACTGTTACATTTATAGTTGTGCTAAATACAGTATTTGATACTAATCCTCTACACAAAATTGTATTGCTAAATGTTCCTAAAGTATATTGTACAATACCACTAACACGTAAATATTGATTAGGATAAGCCCCAGCTAAACTATAAGTTAAATTTAAAATAGGGTTGTAAAAGTTTCCTCCAATTATAAAACATGTTTCATTAAAAACTTCTCCTATAATTGTAGGAGGAACAGGTGTTCCTTGAGCATAACTTAAATTAATTACTCTAGGTAATATTACAGGAGGTTGTGAAGATGGACTAGGATTTAAATTAACTGATAATTTACATTTCCATTTACTTAAATGTCTTTTAATCTTTACTGTATAATCACGAATAGTATATATTCTACCACAAAAAACTAATTCTTGACATTTATTATAAATAAACAAAAGTAAGTAAAAATCATTTCTTCTAACTTTAATGATGAATTCGTCTAATTTGTACACATTATAGGGAGCTATGTTTTTAGCATAAGTCCAATCTTCATAATTTAATGCGTAATCAACTGTAAACAATTCATTCATGTTGACAAAGATAAGTCTATTTTTTCTAAAATATCAACATCTTTTATTTTCCTAACAGGTTCCCACCCATCAAAAAATAAAATTGGTTTCCAACGTAATACATTACCTTCTTTATCTGATTGAATTATAAATTTTCCATCATAATCTCCTTCAAATTCTATAACTTGATTGTGTCTAAAACCTAGTTTACTTAATGTTTGTATTTCTAATTCTATCATTTTTTAGGATTTAGATACTTTTTAGTAGTTCTTCTAGTAACTTTTTGTCTAAACTTATATTCTTCAAAAGTTTCAAAAGCAAATCTTTCTGGAGTTATAGCATTAAAAAGCAAGAAGTCAGGTTTGATTTCAATAGCCAAACCTTCTTCTACTGCTTTAATTCTATATTCCTGATTAATCTTCAATTCTGTAATCATATTTATACCAAATAAACGATTCAAAAAGAATTGTACAAGGATTTCCTTCTAAGAAATCAACTTGAGGAGGCATTCCTCCAGGAAAATCACTTAATTTAAGTGCTACTACATCTCCTCTAAGATATTCAGAATCAGGATGTGAAAGAATTACAGCACATCTAAACTCTCCTAATACTGTTGGTAATATAATACCTCCAATAGTTTTTTCTTTTTGAGGAAGTGGTTGAAGTACAATACGTCCTTCACTAACTTTTCCATTTAATTTAGCTAGTTTATCAATCTTTGTAATGTCTAGCTCATTTGTTTCTACTAATGTACCATCTGATGATACTCCTAATTTTCCTTTTACTTCTTTCATTTTGTTTTATTTTATATACAGTAATTCTTTAATCTGTTCTATAGTTAATTCTGGGTCATTGCATTTAATAACACAATTTTTAATAATTAAATGTTCGTATGTCCATCTGTTATCATAATGATTATAAAACTTTCTCCATAACCATCTTTGACTTAAAAACCAATCTTGTAAATCTTTTTTCATTACATTTTTACAATTTGTCTTTGAATAACTACACCTTCTTCATTTTGAATTTCTTCAATTTTAACTCCAGGTACAAATGTTAAAGCTTCTGCAACATTATCTCCTTGTTGTGTAGTTACTTGAATTACACAACCTACTCCTTTAATTAACATAGCTTTAGTAGATTTCATCCATCCTTCATTTTGAGAAGATGCTTTACTAATTAATTTAAAAGTGTCACCATTTCCCCAAAATTGAATGTCTTTTACTTGTACACTTGCTTGAGAAGCAGTAGTGTTTGTCATTGTTTTTTCTTTTTTCATATATTTATTTTATTTCTATACTTATATCGTTTTCTCCAATTACTATTTCATATTCTACTTCTTCTAAAAGTAATAATGATGCTAATTTAAGGACTTCTTCCATTTGTTTTTCATCATTTCAGAGTATTCAGTATTACTTTTAGGCTTTTTTAAGTCAGTATAATATTTATTAATTGCCTCATAATCATAACCTTGGTCATATTTAACTTGTATTTCTGCACACCATTCGTCTATAGTAAGATTATCTGGTTTAATACTTATGTTAAAACTATTGTCTTGCCCCATTATAAATTGCATTTATATTTATGTAATAATTTCCTGTACCAACTTTTCTATATATAATTTGTTTATCTAAAAGTTCTACTATTCCGTTATAAATATTAACTTTACTTTTATATCCAGTAAATTCCATACAATCTGCTATGGATATAGTAATGTCATCTTTCTTTACTTTAAGATTCTTAAGAATATAACAAAATACTTTAAGTCCAGAAGCAGATAACTCTTTTAACGTAACAAGTTCATTTACATATACTTTTCTATATTCTCTTTGGTCTATAACTTTATTTACTTCAGTACCTAACTTTTGATAATTAACTACTTCTCCATTATTATCTACTATTTCTACAACATCTCCTTTAGTAAAATAGTGCACTCTTTTAATATCTTCTTCTAAAATAGTAGAAGGATTATCAATATAAGATTCAAAATCACTTATCTTTTTCATATTTTACGGTACAAATCTAATGGCAGAAAGTAACTAAAACAAGAACTAGTTCATAAATTTGTACTAATTATCATTAAATTACTGATAATCAGTAAAAGTATTTTAAAAAGTACTTAAACCACGAACTAAAAGTTCATAAATCAGTTACTGACTTTGTAGGAATAACAAGGGTTGTAGGTTCTCTCTCTTTCTTAAGTATATTAGGGCCGATTTATGTTCTTAAGAACATATCGCAATGTTGCAAAATTTTAATTTTTTTTTAATTTTTTTAGAATTGAAAAAATGAAATCTAAAATATGCATTTTTTCCTTATCCCCCTATATAAAAATTATATGAAAAAATTGGTAGGAGTGTGAAGGGGTGTATTTTAAATTAATAGGAGGGTGTAAGTATGTGTTGCAGGTTACAACTAACACCCCCGTCAGTTTTGCGGAACTATTAACCCCGCTATCACACATATGAAAAATTTAAACGACACACAAAAGCAATTTATTGCTAAATTAATTAGCGTTAGTGCTAATGCTAAACCTAATGTTAACGGAACAATGTTTCGTAATGCAACTGTTGAATTTCCAAACATTAATGGCGAATTAGTTACAAGACAAGCTATTGTCTATGATAACAACTTCGCTTACGGAATGATTATAGGTAATGAATACCTTACTACTGCTACTAAAACAGCAGACGGTGTTATCATTACTATGAGTCATTTGGTTGGTGCTGAAACAGCTACTGCTGAAGATTTTGGATTTTAATAATAGAGCCTTCGGGCTCTTTATTTTAATATACCCTCTTCATTAAATATAATTAACTGATAATCATTAAATGATAATCAATAAGTTATAATGAAATTTAGTTAAAGTAACACTTTACATTTCATAACATAACTAACTGATACTGTGTGAAGTGTACACTAGATATTTGACTGGGAGACAACCAAGCCTAGTTTTAGGTTGTTTCCCCAAGTATCAATACAAAATTACACTATATTTATATAACACTTCCAACAACAATTCCCTTAAATAAACTATACATTTCCAATCATTTTAAATTTAAAAACAATATAATTCTGTGAAAAAACTCACATTAATCGCACTATTACTAACTGGGTTAGTAAGCTGCACTAAAAACTACATCGTTCAATACGAGAATGGTAAAATGCAAGAAGTACAATCATCTATTGATTACGAATTTTACATAAATGATACTGTATTAGTACGTTCAACAAGAAATAATTCTGAAATTGTTGGTAAATATGTAGGCATAATACCTGAAGGTTTACCTATCAAATATTATATTGATAGTTCATACAATTATGTAGATTATTATAAAGTTGTAATCGTTAAATAACTTCCTATCCTAAGCATGATATAAAAAGGCTTAATTAATATCCTAAGCATAATACAAAGTTGTAAGATGAGATAATATCAAAGCCTCGTGTATAGACCGAGAATTACAACTAAGTTGTTCAGTTGTATAATATATGGATTCCAAAAAGCAAAAACATTGAGGGATTATCTAGAAAGATGTAGACATAGTGATGAGCTATGCTAAGCAAAGGATAAGATAGTACAGAAATGTACAGACTAACCTTGAGAGTTACTTCAGGAACATATTATACAACTGAATGCATAAGGGTAAACGTGTAGTAGTAAATAATAAATACTCTACAAGGTAATCTGATAGCCTTTAAACGGATAGTTATGCATAAAGTAATGTAAAGCCATTACAACACATTAAACTATTGTGTTCAGTTGCATAATGATAACAACCTGCAAAACAAAAAACTTAACTCTTTTTAAGATGTTAGAGACACTAGTTTCTATTTAAACAAGCTAAACTTATATAGGATGTATGATTCTGACTCACACAATAGATGTGGTTAACTATAAGTAGATTGGGCTTTGCAATAGTTTTAGGTGTCTTAATTAAATTATCTGGTTAATCCAGCATTTGTCGTAAACTATTGTATTTAAGTTTCGTTGGTGGTAACATAAAAACCATTTATTATAACTTATAAGTCGTAAAACATTGACACGACTTTAAATAAGAATATTATCAGTAATGATAAATGTGTTGTTCCCTTGAGAAAGGAATGTATTTGGAAAGAGTGCTAATAAACCACTACAACACAAATGAGTTCTCAGCAAGTAGTTAAAAACCCTGATAAATAAAGTATTCCGCCCAAAAGTACAGGGAGAAAGGCGGGCATTAACTACGTGACCCTACTCTTATATGTTCCAATAAGATTGAAGTCTGATGGAAATCGTCAAACCGTAAAACGTGAAGATGGACTTAGAAAAGCTAAGTAAGAAAGAGGGTGCTAAACAAAAATCAATTAAAAAATTAATAAACAAAACAATGGAATTAAAACTAAACTCATGGTATGTATGGTTATGGAATTATACATATAACGAAAATTTACCAAGTAACTTGTGTCCCTTCTTTTGGAAATTAATATTAGCAATAATATTATTTATACCAAATTTTATTTTACGTTTACCTTTAGTTATAGGAAGTATTTTCAATAAAAGAATTGAAAAAGAATCTAGTTTATTAGGTGGATTTATATGGCTTCTATTATGTACTTTTACAATTATAACGTATTCTTTGTTTCATTTTTTTATGTATTTATTTGATGCTTATAGTTATGATAGTTCAGCAGCTCTTTGTGGTGGTTTAATTTTAGTATTTTTAGGAGCAGTTGTAATATATAATTATTTATGTGATAAATCTTATTATTTAGAAAATAATTTAAAAAATAATATCATAATAAGTTACACTAAATCAGTTTATAATAAAAATTGTCCTAAAATTAATTGGAAATAATAAAACTAAAACATATGAAATACATTATTGCAATTATTCACACTATAACATTATTAGCTTTTCCTTTATTTATGATTCCATTTTTACAATGGTATAAGTTAACATTTTGTCAATCTGATGTAAATTTGACTCTTGTTTATGTAATGTTATTTTTTATAACAATAGGAATGCTTGTTATGACTATAATAAGATGGGTTGTAGCATTAAGAGATGATAAACATATAAATATTTGATATGAAAAACATACAACCAACATACGTGACCTTTGAACAAGCTAAATTGCTTAAAGAAAAAAATTTTAACATAGATGTTAAATCTTATTATACTACATCAGAAGAATTTACTCCTAAAGATTATTATTATTATGGCAACGAAATAAATTATAATTCTCCTATTAACGATATTAACAATATAAATGGAACTATTTCAAGACCTGAACAATGGCAAGTAGTTGAATGGTTAAGGGTTAATCATGGTGTTTGGATTGAGGTTTACTATGATAATAGCAACGAAGAATACTACATGGTTTTGAACGGAGAAGAATACAAGTTTAAGTCGCCAAAAGAAGCCTATTCAGCAGCATTTAATTACATTTTAAAAGAATTGATATGAAAAACATTCATTTAATACCGACAGATAAACCAAGTAGGTTGTTTTTAAAAGAAAATACACTTTTATTAAATAATCAATACACACTTCAAAAAATATTCACTAAAGGGAAATGTCAAAACATCTACATCACTTCTGATTTAGAAGTTAAAGAAGGAGATTTAAAAGTTGGTGAATACTATTTGTACTTTAATAAAATTAGACAATTTAAGGAAATTGATAACCTAAATAGGGCTTGGAAAGATTATAAAAAAATAATTTTAACTACAGACCAAGACCTTATTGCTAATGGTGTACAAGCTATTGATGATGATTTCTTAGAATGGTTTGTCAAGAATCCAAGTTGTGAATGGGTTGAAGTTATTTATGACAAAGATGCATTTCCTTATGGTGTTGAAACAGCAAAAGGATATGGTTGGTACAAAATCATCATTTTACAAGAAGAACTTAAACAAGAATGTTTACATCAAGAATCAAGGTTTAGAGATTACTATAAAGATGGTTGTTATAAGTGTTGGGAGTGTGGTAAAATAGTAGTTGAAGAACCTAAACAAGAAACACTTGAAGAAGCTGCTAATAAAATATACCCAAATGATGGATATGATGATGAAACATATTGTGATTTTGGAGAACTTTGTAGAGACAAATGGTTAGAAGGTGCTAAATGGGTGCAAGAAAGAATGTATAGTGAGGAAGATATGATTAACTTTCATAAATGGGCTTATCAAAAAAATAGAATTGAAGAATCTGATAAAACAACAAAAGAGTTATTAAAAGAATGGTTTGAACAATTTAAAAAGAAATAGTTATGAAACTATTAGTCACATTATTAATATATGAAATATTAAGGTTTAATTTAATTAAGCTTTGGTATTTCATTTTAAAAAAAATACAATGAACAAAAATTTTATCCCTTACGAACAAGCATTAGAATTAAAAGAATTAGGATTTGATGAACCTTGTTTAGGAGCTTTTATTGGGAAAGAATTAAAAATATTTTCTTTTTCAAATGACCTAAAAGGATATACTAATGACGCTAACTTAATAATAGGAGCAGCAACATACCAACAAGCATTTAGATGGTTTAGAGAGAAGTATGTATTAGATTCAATAGTTCAACCAACATATTCAACAAAATATCAATACAGAGTATTTAAGGTAGAAACTAAATCTAAAGTACAAGTATATGGAGATTATATAAGTAAAGAATTTAATACATACGAAGAAGCAGAACTTGCTTGTTTAATTAAATTAATTGAAATTGTAAAAAATAAATAATATGAATAAAATTAAATTAATTAAATTAGAAACATTAGATACTGCTATATTTCCTCAAGAAAATATATATCCTTCTGGTAATATTATAGAAAAAGGTTTAATGTTTGATTGGTCTAAACCTGAAATAAATGAATGTTTTTATGTATATTATTCTAAACTTATACCATTATTTAAAACTAGTTTAGTTCAAAATATTGAAGAAATAAAAGATGGATATATTATAACAACAATAAACTCAAAATATAAAATTGAAATTGAATAAATATGCAACACCTATTAAATAATTTAGACAGATTGCAACAAGCAATTGCAACAGACAGCCTACTATTTGGAATAGTTTTAGGCAGTTTTGGTACATTATTATTATTGGCATTTGGACATATTAAAAACAACAAAAAATTATGAATGAATTTTTAGAACAAATCGTAGAAGAATGGGCTTTAGCTAAGTACGAATCAGCAAACTCACTAAATGACGTGGCTCAATTTATCGAGCGTTTAAGACTTGCAAATTGTGATGAGATAGCTAACCGCTTTTGGCAAATGTTCTTGGACGAACAAAAGCCTTATGTGCCAAAGCCAGAGCCACAACCAAAAGAATATTACGAACAACTTAATAAATTTTAATATGAACAAAACTAAATTAATCCCTTTCGATTTAGAAAGGTGGAAAGCAGGAGATTTTAAAAGAGTAGTAAATAGCGAAGGTAAAGAAGTTACTCAACTAACTTATTTTAATGCTGAATTAACTTACCCGATTTATGGAGTTGTAGATAACGGTTTAAATTCATTTACTAAAGACGGATTTTATAAGACTAACGGGGAGCAAAATTATTTTAACCTAATGCTTGAAGTAGAAGACAAGACTTTAGAAGGTTGGGTAAATGTGTATAGTAATAACATAGGGGATACCGTATATGCAGATAAAGACACGGCTATTAGACATAAATTTTATGATAATTACATTACAACAATTCAAATAACTTACAATGACAATGATATTTAAAAATTAAAAACAATTTAATAAATAAAATTATGACTGAAGAACAAAAAACAACAAACAAAATTGCAAAAATTGCTAAACAAATGCGTAACACACCGCAAGCAAAATCATTAAGAAATGAATTCTTAAGTAATATTTTAAATTATTCAAACAATCTTCCTCAATGGGGAGGATTAAACATTAAACTTTATGAAAAAAATTAGAAATTTTACCTTAAACATTAGTACGCATGGCGTATTTCAAGCAATTAAATCTTATTTAATGGAAA